ATGGAAAGAATGACTGAGTACGCATTATATGGATGGTATCGTATGGAAAATGTAGGCGAAAAGATATATTTAAGAGGAGACATATATGATGAAAAAGGTTCTGATTTATACGCAATATTTGATAACGAACAAGAATTTTTAAAACACTTATATAATACTCATGGATTAATGAAAGAGAACAACAAAGACAAAAACGATATAAGAGTTTATTTCAATGAGCCAAATGATAAAAGTTTTTCTTACTCAAATAGAAATAAGTATATAGATAAGTTTGGATTTTTAGATAGCTACTATGATATTTCATTTGAATTAGATTGGCTGTAATTATTGATGATATTGGAGGGAGGATTTAGTTCCTCTCTTTTTTTATTTTTGATTTAAGGGATGATAGTATGGGTAAAAAACAAACATTCATAGAGTATACAAAAAATATATTAGATACATTTCTTCCAGAAGACTATAAAATAATAACTTCAACTTATCGCAAATTAGAAATTGTAGAAGATTTAGATTTATTGTTAAAGACAGTTGATAGCAAATTTGTTCAAGTAAATATTACATCTTATAATCGCTATAATTACATTTTGTGTATATACTACAAGAAAAACAATAAAATACACAATGATAATGGAGCAGCAGCTATAACTATAATGAATGATGTAATACAAGAGAAAAAATATTATCTACATGGTGAAGAAGTAAAGGATCTTTTTAAGATATCCATTATAGAATGTCAGTAGTAAATAATCTTGTTAACTTTTTCTCCTATTTAGTATATAAATAAATATAAGAGGGAACAACAAAATCACTATTTTAATTCTTGACATATTTCTCCTTTGGTTATTTTAATTCCATTTTAATCACCTCCTCCTTAGTATATTTGTAAGTTTTGACATAGTTTCCTCTTTGGCTGTTGGGTTAATTCTCAGCAGCTCTTTTTTTTTTTTACATAAATATCTGAGAGTTAGAAGCAAACTCTCAAGCTAAAGTTTAAAGCTAACTTAACCGTTAATAAATTTCCTAAGTTACTCTGAATTACTTAGAAGTTTAATATGTCAGTTATAAACATATCAAAAATACAAACTTATTAGCAATTTTTGTTAATTCTTTCCTAAGAAAAGTATATATATAAGAAATTAATAAAAAAAGGAGAACGATAACATGAGTAAAGTTTATAAAGCAAAAATTAAAAAATTCTTAGGACAAGATGTTAGAACAATCACAGATGAATACAACAAAACATGGTTAGTAGTAAATGACTTTTTTAGCTGTTTAGGAAGAAATACTGATAATGGTAATGCACAAACAAGTGATATTGATAAAATGGATGAATTTTTAAAAGATATTGGTAAAACAAGCGAAAGTTTGAAGCTAACTTTAGCTGTTGGAAGAAAGAAAAAGAATGCAAATAACACTCAAAATCTTAACTGTATAAGTATAGATGTTGCTCCAATATTAACTACACAATTTAAACCAATTAAAAGTAATAAAAGAACAGAAGAAGAAAATGAAGAAATAAAAAACAAATGGATTGACTTTATGAAATTTGTAAATCAGTTACTAGAAGATAATGAAGCACATAAGTTTATTATTACGGATAAAGAAAATCAAAAAACAAAAATATCTACGGCTATGGAAGCTGGTGGAGATCCAATGAAAATAAATATGAGAGTTAATAAAGTTATGGCTCAATTATTAAACTTAAAAGATAAAAATGGTAAGGAAATTAGTAGTATAAAGAAAGATGAATTAAAGATATTTCAAGCAAATACAACAATAGATTTATTAAAGGCCAGAGAATATGTATTAGATAAATTCGTTAATGCATTTGAAATAACATCAGACTACGATTTATCAGAGCAAAAATCATATCAATTAGCCAAAAAACATTATAACTTGTAAACGTTTAGGGCTGAGAACCAAAAAGGTTCCTAGCTCTTTTTTATTTTGTTAATTCTCTCCTAAGAAAAGTATATATATAAGAAATAACAGAGGCACATGTCGAGAGACAGCACTAATATCCTCTCTATTTAATATTTTATTTTAAAGGAGACAGATAGCATGAAAGAATTAAAAATTATAGGTAAACAAAATATTAATGGTAACGAATTTACTGGAATCGAAGGCGGATTTGGAGAAGATAAAAAAGCGATGTTAGTTAAGGACATTGCTAAAATACATGACAGAGAAGTAAAGAAAATTAACGAACTGATAAACAACAATAGAGAAAGATTTAAAGAGGGAATTGATATATTAGATTTAAAGGGAACAGAATTCGAGGTACTTCTGAAATACCACGAAATTTATTCTCAAAATGCTTTAAATAGAAGTAATAATATTTACTTATTATCAGAAAGAGGATATTCAAAACTACTTAAGATAATGGAAGATGATTTAGCATGGGACAAATACGAAGAATTAGTAGATGGATATTTTAATATGAGAGCAATTGTCAATTCAGAACAACAAATTAAGGCTAATTTATTACTGTCAATTTATAACGGTGGACAAGAGGCTGTAGTAGCATCAAAGGAATTAACAGAATTAGAAACAAAACCACTAAAAGATAAAATAAATGTTCTTACGCCATTAGCTGAATTAGCAAAGAAAAGAATAGATAAAACAGGTACAGTGTCATTAACAGATATGACAGTTACTTATTCATTAAAAAGAGGGCAAATTACTTGTTGGGCAAAAACAAATGGATATTTAAAGAAAACTGGTCATGAAGTAAATAACAAAGGTATTCCATTTTTTAAAGTAGTAGAAGATAATGGATTTAAAAATATTGCAATTAAAGAAGATGGAATAAAGTTAATAGATGAAAATATAGATGACATAAGAAATTCAAGTTGCAGATATAAAAAGAAGTAAACATTTAGGGCTGAGAACCAAAAGGTTCCTAGCTCTTTTTTTATTTTGTTAACTATTTACGTAAAACAGTATATAAAGAAATATAAACCACCTTTTATTGTATTTAATAATTAGAATAAACAAACAGGAGAGTGAGTGATAATGAGTAAAATAAAAAAACTTATAGACAAATTAATGTTTAAAATAGCAAACACAATTAGATTAGAAAAATTAAATTATGCAATAAACAAAGAGAAACTTGAGTATGAAGAGAACTTACTAAGAATGAAAGCTCTTGAAGAAGAAAACGAAAAGTTAAGAAATAACTAAATTCGTTGGCGAGAGTGCACTTTTTAAAATTTGCCATATAATTTACCTTTTAGCCATAAAAATTGGCACTTGAGTGCATTCTAACACTTTTTAATAAAATATTGACTCTCAACGTGTGTAACTCCAATACCTCTAGAGAGCCAAAAAGAAGGAGATTTTTAATATGAAAACAACTTTTGAAGATTTAAATAGAATGACTTTAATTTATGAAATATGTGATAAGCTATACAAATTATATGATAAAGATATTCAATCTTATGTAGTAGCGAAAGATAATGCTAAGAAAACATTTAAACTCACAAAGAAAGAAATGAGACAAATAGAATCTATTATAGAAGAATAGGAGTTAACAAATGAAAAGATATTACAAAACTAAGAAGTACTACGACAAAACAACAAATACTACTTATGATAGTAAACTTGAATATGACTTCGATCAATACCTAAAGACAAATTATCCAAAATGTAAAGTAAGAAAACAATTATCGTTAGAGTTAATTCCAAAATTCAAAGATAGAGATGGACGAGCTGTAAGAAAATGCGAATATAAAGCAGATTTTGTTATCACAGACAACAATGGTAATACTTATGTAATAGATATAAAACCAAATAATAAAGCTTGTATAGAAGAGAAATTCAAAATCAAATGGAAGCTAGCTAAATATATATACAAAAATTATTATTTCAAAGTAGTAACTTTCGATAAAAATACAAATAGTTGGATAGAAATTAGAGTTTAGGGATTAAGTTCCCTAGCTCTTTTTTAACGTAAATAAATATAAACCACCTTTTACTCTATTTAATAATTGAAACAGTGATAAACAAGGAGTGATTAATTTATGAAATATTCAGACATTGTAAATATCCAAGTGTACGAAGGTAAGGACCTATTAGAAAAAATGCATTCAACTAAATTTCGTTATAATGTTTCACTTAATGTATCATTAGATTTATTACAAATAGAGAAAATATCTAAAACTCATTTCTTTACAATGGATAATAAGATATATTCAAATGCTCTAATCTCAGTAAAATTTAACTACTCAGCAAAACCATTAAAAATAAAAGATATAAGAGAGAAATTATATAATGATGGATTCGACATTGAGTATGGTAATAACGAAACAATACATTACGTTAGATATAAGAGATCAGCAGGACAATCACGTTGCGGTGTTTGTTTGTTTATAAGAGAAGACCTTTATAAAGAAATGATGGAATGGAGCTTAATGAATATAAATCTTTCAAGTAAAATAGATAATGCTTCATTCGAATCTTATATATCCTTAACTCTTTCAGCAATACAAAATACTATCTCAATTAAACCTAATCAAATACTATTAATAGATGATAGAAAAACTTCTTTCAAAGAGAAAGTAATTGCAGTATCTGATAAGAACAATAATCTATATACAGAGGAAAAAGTAGTAGACATAATAAATGACATATGGGATGGACAATCTCTTCTAGATAAAGAAATATTTGATATTAACGGTTATTCTGAATATTCATCCCTAATCCTAAGAAACAAGTTTTTTAAAACAAATGCCTTAAATAGTAATATTCAATTATTTATGAAAAACTTCTTTAAGGAAAATTATAATAATGCCTATGTAAAAGATGCTTGTGGTAATAAAGTAAAAGTCTCAGATATTCGTCTTATAACTACTCCCAACAGTGTTAAGTACCTCAAATTCGATAGTTATAAAAATTGGATAAACAATATACCAGAAAAATTTGGAGTAGTAATGCATGAAGAGAAAACAAAATATGAAGATGGAGAATTAGTTGCATTAAATTATCAAATATTAAATACAATAAATCTTTCTAATGAAGATATAACAGAACTCTTACAACCACAACTAAATTATCTTAACCTCTTAAAGAATGAACCAGCAGTAATGAAGAAACATTTATCACTAACTGACTTCTCTAACAGACCAATGTCAACTACAAATGATTTTATCTTAAATATGTTAACAATAAACGAAGATATAACCAAAACAAAGATGTATTCTAATTTTAGAAGAGACATAACTCGTTCATACGTTGAACACTTAAAACAATCAAGAATTTTAGTAGAGGGAAACTACTCAGTAATTTTCAGTAATCCATATGAAATGCTTTTATCTTCTGTTGGTATAGAGAAACAATTAATGCATAAAAATGAGTGTTATACAAAAAGATTTGCCTTTAACAAACGACTTCTAGCAGCTCGTTCTCCTCACATAGTATCAGGAAACTTATTACTAGTAAAGAACAAAAACTTTAAACAAATAGAAAAGTATTTTAACCTTTCTAATGAAATATGTATAGTAAATGCAATAGATGCAAATACACAACAACGATTGAACGGTCAAGATAACGACGGCGACCATTTCCTAATTACAGATAACGAGATATTAGTAAAAAGAACATCTGTTCTATACAAAAACTTCTTAGTACCAACACAATTAGTTAACTCTACAAAAATATCAGAAGAACATTTACCTTCTAATTTAGCTGCTTTAGATACAAGAAACTCTTCTAATATGATAGGAATAATAGTTAATTTATCTCAATACTTAAATTCTTTAATGTGGGATGCTTATAGAAACAATTTACCTTATAAAGAAATATATAAAGATGCATGTACTCTAGCAATAATGTCTTGTATAGCTATTGATATGGCCAAGAGAATCTTTCCAGTTAACTTAACAAAAGAATGTAATCGTTTACGTAATAAGTATAATATAAAGAAGGAACGTCCACTCTCATTTAAAGTATTTACCAACTGTTATACTTACCAGTACAAAAACTGTCCATGCGATAATTTACAATTAATAGTAGATAAAGAAGTAAGAAAAATCCGTTCTAAAAGAACTGTACCTATAACAATATCAGAATTATTCAAAACAGAAAATATAAACCTATATAATGTATCATCAAATGTAAATACAATAATAGAAGATGTAGAAAGAATGAGAAATAAGATAGCAGCTATATGGTCAGATAATATAATGGATAATAAAGAAAAATATATACAAGCATCTATAGTAAAAGAAATATATATAGAAAAAATAAACAAATATAATATAACAACAGATGAAATAAAATATTTAATAAGCCTAATAGATAATAAACAAATAAAACATATAAGACAATTATTAACTATACTATATAAGAGCAATACAAACAAATTTAATTCTATATTTAAAGAAACTACTAATAAAAGAGAACTAGTAGAAGATAATAAAGGAAATATAACAATTTATAATAAGAAATATAATATAGAATAAGGATAGTGACGATATAGGATAAGAAATATATAAGGAAGAGTAAGAAAGTAACAAAATAAGTTACCAATTACCTTCCTTTTTTTAAGGTATAAATGTACAATAGTAAAATATATAGGAGGTGAAATAAATAGTGGATAATGAAGTTAGTTTATCACAAACATCAATTAAGAACCTAGTAATAGAGGAACTCGCATTAGGAAACATCAACATTACGCAAATTGCAGAAAAATATAAAATAAGTCGTCAAACAATTTACAACTGGAAAAATGACGAAGAGTTCGTTAGTGCGGTGCAGAGGCGTAAGAACATACTACTTAATGACAGAAAGAATGTAGCAAACGAGTTATTATGCAGTTATATTACTGATGCGATTGAGACATTACACACCATCATGAGTGATACCAGTGTGGACTCTAAGACCCGTAAAGATTGTGCCATATATCTTATTGACAAGACACTTCCTAATAAGACTGGTGGCGGAGAGCAACGTCCTAGCAATACCTATAACATAGATAATAGGAAGGTTGTTAATAACTCTATTAGTGATATATTGAAGAAACTCAACAAAGATGGAGAGTAGGCGGGAATAAGTACCTTAACGTGTAAAAGAAAACAATTGAAAGAATTAACAACCTTTCCTTAACACAATATATACTATTTTATGCTCTCAAACCATTGGAGTTGTGTAGAATTATTGGTAAGTGTGTAAAAGATACAATTATATACCTTTTCTTTAACAAATATGTTATTGACATGCTAGTAGATGGCCATCGGTTAAATTCTGTGTTGCATGAAACGTGTTCTCTTAGCCACTCTGATTTCCAGTACATTTTTCTGAAATTGCACATGTGTATAAAATTTTTCTCTCTAATTTTTTCGACATTTTCTGTAAATAAAAACCCTATACTTCTGTTAACTTTCTCCAAAAGATGGTATATAATTAAATATATAGTAAATATTTTACTTTTCTTACTATATTATATATACAAATAAACAAAAATAAAGGAGAATGAGAGAGATGAAATACGGATATTGTAGATGTTCAACAAGTGAGGAAAAACAGGATGTAAATAGACAGGTTATGGAGCTTAAGAAAATGGGAATTACTGATGAAAAGTATATATATAAGGAATATATAAGTGGAACAAGTAAAAACAAACCTGAACTCGAAAAATTAAAAGCTATTGTAGTAGCTGGAGATACTATTTGTGCAACTGAACCATCTCGTTTAACAAGAAGTACAAAACAACTTTGTGACATTATTGATTTTTGTAAGGATAATCATTTACGTTTAGAACTTGGAAACTTTGTAGTTGATTGTACTAAAGAATTGGACCCTATGACTGAAGGAATGCTTAAAATGATGGGTGTTTTTTCAGAAATTGAGAAGAACATGATAAGTACAAGAGTAAAAAGTGGTATGGAAAATGCACGTTTAAAAGGTAAAAAAATAGGAAGAGCAAAGACAACAATGGATAATATACCTAAAGAAGTACTCAAAAATTATGAATTTTATAAGAGTAGTAAAATAGATAAAAGTACATTTGCAAGAATGTGTGGAGTAACACGTCAGTCTATCTATAAATATATAAAGATTATAGAGGAAAATGGAGGTGTTAGATAATGAAAGTGAATGGATTAATTAAGATAGATAATATAAATGTTAATAATATTACTGGTGGATTTGAAAATGATGAAAGATGTATATTGGCAAAAGATATAGCAAAGCTTCATGGAGTACAAACATTTAAATTAAATGAATTGATAAAAAGAAACATGTTACCTAATAAAAATAATTTTATTATAGGTGTAGATATAATTGACCTCAAGTTGTGCAATAGCCTAGCTATACCAGCCTGGTATAGCCAAATATTTAGTAAAGATGAGATAATGCTTCTAAAAATATTTGGTTATTATCTCAAAGAGGTTATATAAAGTTAGTAGCTGCTATGAGTAATAATAATATAAAAATGTTACCATAATAATTTTTATAGAACTTTGGTTTTTTTACCTTAGTTCTTTTTTTATGCAATTTTTTAGAAGGAGGTTAAAAATGAAAGATACAATTTATTATTATAAAAATATGGAATTAGATGAATTATCATATGAAGTATATTTACTAAAGGAATTTTTAATGAAAAAGTACTCAGAAGAAGAAGCTGTCTTACTTATACAAGAATATTCAGATAATTTATATGATTTAGCAAAAATGTTAGGTGAGCAAGACTTTAGATTCTTTAATTTATTTTACTTAAGAAATATTTTTACTCCTTCTAGTGATAATGTACAAAGAAATTTATCAAAAGCTCATATGGAAATGTGGGATTTACTTCAAGAAACATTAATAGAAGGAAAACAGGATAAAATTAATATAGTTTGTCCTAGAGGATTTGCAAAAACAATTACATGCGATTTAGCGGTAACTGTTTGGGCTCATTGTTATAAAAAATCAACTTTTACTTTACTTATAGCGAAACGTGGAGATGATTCTATACAATTCTTGGCTGCTACTAAAAATCAATTTGAAAATAATGAATATATAATTAGGTCTTTTGGTAAGTTAATTGATAAAAGAATAGGATTAAAGGTAAATGCAAATGAAGTAGAATTTACAAATGAAACTTATGTTAGATGTATGGGTGCGGATTCAAGTTGTAGAGGAGCAAACTGGCATTCAATTAGACCAACATTGGTTATTGGAGATGATGCACAGTCAGAAGCAGATGTTTTAACTGAGCAAGCAAGAGACAAGAAATATCAAAAATGGTTAAAGGAAGTAGAGAATGTTGGTGAAAAACCAGTATATCGTAACAAAAAACTATTAAGAAGAGGAACAATTATAATTTCAATCGGGACTGTCCTCCACATAGACTGTCTGATTTCCCGTTTATCACGAAATATAAGTTACAAAACATTCTTAAGAAGAGCTATCGTTTTAGATAAAGATGAAACTGTTGATGATATATTTACTCAACCGTTATGGAAACAATTTAGAAAGATATATTTTAATAGTACATTAGAAAATAGTAAAGCAGAAGCAGAGAAATTTTATAATGAGAATGAAAATGATATGCAATATAAAGTATTATGGGAAAAATGGAGTTGCTTTGAATTAGCATGCCAATATTTTGATGATAGACAATCATTTATGTCAGAAATGATGAATGATGCTTCAGCAATTGGCGAAAAGTGGTTTACTTCAGTTAAAACTTTATTTAAAGAAGAAATTGATAATCATAATTTCAAAAAGACAATATTGGCAGTTGACCCAGCGACATCAACAAAGAAAAATGCCGACTATACTGCAATGGTAGTTTTAAGTGAAAGCAATAACGGATTTTGGTTTGTTAGAGATTTAGTATTGGAAAGATTAGAATATGAAGATTATTGTAATAAGGTAATTGAGGTTATTCAAAATAATCAAGATATAACTCATATTTATGTAGAAAAAAATACTTATGCAGGGACTGACGTGTTGAGGATAAAGGAAATAATGAGTAAGAACAAAATTAAAAATAATTATACTTGGATAAACGAAAGAACAAATAAGAATAAAGATGAGAAAATTGAGAATATTATTTCACCAGTAAACAATGGACAAATTATCATACCTGAAGATTTAGAGGATAGTTATGAATTTATTCAACAATTAAAGTCATTCCAAGGACAAAAATGGACAGAACATGATGATGCTGCGGATGCACTTGCAGAAGCATATATAAGAATTAAGGATTTACAAAATACTAAATACTTTTATATTTCTAGTTATAGATAGGAAGGAATTTAAAATAATGAATGAACAAGAATTTTTAAAGTGGTGTAAAGAAGAGGTATGTGATTATACCAATAAGCACTTAGATAAGAGTGATAATAAACAAATTACAGTAGATGATGTATTTATGGTATGGGCATGTAAAACATTACAAAACAACAAAGCATTATTATCAACTACTCTTTTTGATGGAATGTACTATGAGATTACTTATAATGGTGACAAAGATGAGGCATATTTTGATGCTTATAAGAAATGGGAAAATAAAACAATCAAATATAACAAGTAGGGGGTTAAAAAATGGTAGATATAAATAAAATTAAGTATGCGTACAATGAATATCTAAATAATCTAGGTTATTACAAAAATATAGATATGAGATATTCTGGAAAAATAAACTTCTTAAAGGAAGAAAGAGAATATAAACGTTCAAATGAAAAAGAGAATTATAATTTTATAAGACAATTTGTTGATGAAGAAGCAAATTATGCTTTTGGTGTACCAGTAACTTTCTCATATGATGAAGATCCAAAATGTACAAAAGACATTAAATATATAATGTCAAATAATGATGCAAATTATGACGCAGAATTAGGACGTTTACTTTCATTATTTACTATGGTGTATGAAATAGGTTATATAAATAGAGAAGGAGACATAAGATTTAAAACAGTTACTCCACTAAATGGTAATCATTTTACAGATGATAACGATGAAATGGAATTTTTTATTTATGTTCATAAAAAGAAATTAATACTAAATGATAACTTAACTTTAATGGATTATATAGATGTATATGACGATGAAAACGTTTACTACTATGATAGTTCATTTAACTTGTTAGATGTTAAACAACATAATTTCGGATGTATTCCTGTATCATACGGATGTTTTGGTGGTAAATATACAATAGAAAATGGATATAAACAGAATAACAATTCGTTGGTTGATATAATTGCGGATAAACAAGATGCTTACTCAACAATTCAATCTATTGCAACACGAGAAATAATTGATTTCAATAATGCTATTCTCACAGTTTTTGGAGCAGAGTTACAAGACAGATTAGACGAAAATGGAAATCCAGTATTAGATGAATATGGAAATAGAGTTAAGATTCAACCAGTTTTAAGTGATACATCATTAATAAATTTTGCTGATAAAAGTACTCAAGGTATAGCATGGGTAACAAAAGAACTTCCAAAAGATTTCATAGAACATAAATTAACTCAAACAAGAGCAGATATTTATTCTTTAGCAAGTCACATTGATTCATCTCAAGAAACTAAATCAAACGTTTCAGGTGCTGCTTTAAGATGCAGATTATTTGTATTAGAAAATAAATGTATAGAATTAGAAAATGCAATGCAAAATTTATTAAAAACAAGACTTAAGTTGATATGTAAGTATTTGGCATTGAATAATATTGCAAATTATGACTATAAGAAAATAGGAATAAAATTCAGTCCAAATATACCTATGGATTTAGCAAGTACAAGTGATGCTTTGGCTAAGATTGACCATTCTGTATTAAGTAATTATACAAAGAGACAGATGTTAGCAATTGTAGATGATCCAGATGCCGAACAAGATAGAATAGACAGAGAAAATGAAAAAGAACTATCATTGATTGATGATTTAGATATGCCAAAAAAAGCAATGTAAATAAACTTACATTGCTACCTTGGAGGGTGAGATTATTTGAAACTAAATAAAAATCAAGAATTATTTGCAAAAATACAAGATAACTTTACTGTTGAAATATATAGAAAGTATGAAAATAAAATAAAAGAAATTATTAACAATAATGCAAATGATGAGAAAAAAATAATGCAAGAAATAGCCAATATAATACTTAATTATGAAGTAAGTAAAGAAGTTATGAAATTGAGTAATATTGAGAAAAAACAAGTTAAGCAAAAACTAAACGCATTAATAGAAGCTACGTTTATGGCTCAGATTACGTTTAACAAAGATTTTTTAGAAAATTTACTTGCAGAAGTAATAAAAGATAAAATTAACTCTAATAATTTCTTAATTAATTATGCTCTTAAACCAGTAAAACAGAATGTTATTAATAAGATATTAAATGAAAAAATAAATGGTAAAAACTATTCTGATAGAATTTACTCAAATGGTAATAAAGTAGCTAAACGTATGAAAAAAGAAGTTGACTTGTTTATAAATGGTAAAACAACAGTTAATGAAATAAGTAATAGAATATCTAAAGAATTTAATATTAATAAAAATTTAATTAAAAGATTAGCTAATAACGAAATTGCCAGAACCCAAAATAGAGCAGATGAAATATGGCGTAAAGAGCATAACATAAAAAAAGTTATGTATGCTGCAACTCTAGATATGAAAACATGTGAACATTGCGCTGCGCTTGATGGAAAAATATATGACAATGACAAAGCTCCAACCATCCCTCGTCACATAAGGTGCAGATGTACTCTAATTGCAATAGTAGATGAGAATTGGCGACCACAACAAAGATATTCAAATAAAGATAGAACAAATATAGATTGGAAAGATTATCAAACTTGGCTTAAAGAACAACAGAAATAACAATATAAGGAGTGTTATTAATGAAAGTAAAGATAATAATGAAAAGTGGAAATGAATATATACAAGATATTAAAGCTAATAATATTGAAGATATATATGCAGCTTTACATTTAGATTATGATGGACATATTATTTTGAATAAAGAAACAATAATTAATACTTTAGAAGTTGCTGAAGTACAAATAATTTAAAGCATGTGATATTGATGCTATAGGATACACAAAAAGATATTGACGATAATGGATAGAGAGAAAAAATCAAATTTAAACTCTTTATCTTTTATTAATAACTAATATAAAGATATTTTCAAATTTTAAAATACTTACAGGGACATTGGACTTGTTTGGATGAAGTTAATAAAAAGCAAGAAAAAGTATATATAAAAATAAATTAATACTTAAGGAGCTGATTAACTTGTATAAAATTTACAAAATAACTAACTTAACAAATAAAAAGGTTTACATTGGAAGAACAAATAAACATTTTGTATGGAGAGGACAACCAGAATATATTAAAGGAAATAGAACAAGATATAGTTTAAAAATAGAAAATATACATTCGTCAGAAAATTTTAGAAATGATATAAAAGATAATTTAGAAAAACTAGGTAATAGGAATATTAAAATTGAAATATTGAAAGATAACATTTTAACTGAAAAAGAAGCTGATAATAGAGAAATATATTGGATAGCTAAATATAATTCAACTGACGAAAATTTTGGATATAACTCTCAAAAAGGTGGAAAAGACCATAGACCAAATAAAAAAAGTATTATAAAAACTAAAAATACAATGTTAAAAAATGGTACTACAAAAGGTAAAAATAATGGAATGTTTGGTAGAGCTTCTGCAAATTCTAGAAAAGTTATATGTATAACAACTGGAGAGATATTTAATTGTATTAAAGATGCAGAAAGAAAATATAATATAGCATATCAAAGTATATCAAGTTGTTGTAGAGGTACAAGAAAATCAGCTGGTAAACTAAATGGACAAAAATTAAAATGGTGTTATTTAGAAGATTATAACAATTAATATAACGTATATTAAGAGCTTGAATTTAATCAGCTCTTTTTTTTATAAATTAAATTATTACATGAACTATATAGGGCAATGAACTATATAGGGCAGGAGGTAAAAATATGTTAAAAAGTGAATTATTAAAACAAATAGAAAACTTAGCAGACGATGCTGAAGTTAATGAAACTGTTTTAGGAATGGATGAATTTGCAAATTCATCTAAATTTGACTTTTCTAAGGCAACTATAGATGACTTTAAGAGTATGCTCAATACAAATGAAAAAATAAATGGATATTATCAAAGTACTTTAGATTCAAAAGTTAGTAAAGGAATAAATACATTCAAAGAAAAGACTTTACCAAGTTTAATTGAAGAAGAAGTTAAAAAAAGAAGTAACACAAATCTTACTCCTGAACAATTGGAAATAAAACAACTAAAAGAACAAATGAATAAACTTACTCAAGAAAAAGAATATAATGAAAAATTAAAGACAAATGCTAGTAAGTTAAAAGAAAAGAAACTATCAACTGAATTAGCAAAATATATAAACACTGACGAAGATATCACTTTCTTCGAAACATTATTTAATGAAGAAGTTCAAAATGCTGTTCAATCAAAGATAAAAAGTAATCCAGCTATACCAGAAAAATCACAAGGTACTGCGGCAGTTATCACAAAAGAACAGTTTAATAAAATGAACTATAAACAAAGATTAGACTTATACAATGAAAATAGAGACTTATACAATATATTAAGTGGAACTACAGAAGAGTAGTTCTTTTTTTTATGCAAAAATTTAGTAAACAAGAGAGGTAATAAAAAATGGCAAATCAAGTAACAAAAATAGCAGACTTAATCAACCCAGAAGTTTTATCAGGAATGGTAAGCGCAAAATTAGAAAAGAAGATTAGATTCAAACAAATAGCAGCAGTTGATTCTACATTAACTGGAAATCCTGGAAATACTATCACATATCCAGCATTTGAATACTCAGGAGACGCTCGTGAATATAACGAAGGGGAAACTTGTGAATTAGATAAGATCACAACTAGCACTAAACAATTTACAATTAAGAAAGCTATGAAAGCTATCCCTGTAACTGATGAAGCATTACTTTCAGGTTATGGAGATATATTAGGTGAGTGTTCAGGACAAATAGCATTAGCTATTGCAAACAAAATTGATAACGATGTAGTTGAAGCTATATTAAGCGCTGATAAGGTTTCTTTTGATGGATCAGCAACAAAAATCGCGTATTCTGGAATCGTAGATGCAATAGATTTATTTGGAGAAGAAGTTAATTCTGAAAAGATTATGTTTATTAATTCTCATCAATTACCAGAATTACGTAAGGCAGACGATTTTATTTCAAGTGACAAGTATGGAACAGATAACAAAGTAATGATATCTGGTGAAGTTGGAAGAATTTGTAACACTAGAATTATAGTAAGTAATAAAGTACCTTCATTTGACTCATACTATGTAATGGATGAAGTATCTGGAACAGCTGTAACTTCTGCAAACTTAGAAGAAGTAAAGAAAACTCTACCAAATGTACAAATTGGAGAAAAAGTAACTAAAGTTAATAAAGCAGTTTATTTTAATCCAATTATAAAGATGAACAATGATGTTGAAACAGAAGATCAAAAATCAGCTATCACAATTTTCTTAAAGAGAAATACATTAATGGAAACTGACAGAGATATATTAAATGAAACAACTGTTTTAAAAGGTGGTATTCACTACGGTGTTGGTGTAACAAATGCTACTAATATTGTAATTGCTCACTTCAAGAAATAATTAAAATTTAGTTAATATTCTCTCCTATTTAGTATATATAATTATAATTACTATTAAAGAAATTTGTAGAATATTGTATAATATACTAAAGGGAGAGGATAATTATGGCAATTAATATTTACGGAACAATTTATAAAGTTACAAATTTAGTAAATGGCAAAGTTTATATCGGACAAACTACTAATAAAAAAGGTTTTGACGGAAGATATTGTGGTTCTATAAAAAATACTCACAACGAACATTTAAAAAGTGCTATTGAAAAATACGGAATAAATAAATTTAAAGTAGATAAACAAATAGATTTAGCATTTTCTAAAGATGAATTAGACGCAAAAGAAAGGTCTTGGATAGCTATATATAAAAGCAATAATGGAAACTTTGGTTATAATTATAGAGATGGTGGAAGCAGAGGTAATACTCATGAAGAAACAAAAAAGAAACAAAGTAAAGCACGTCTTGATTTAGATCTTGCAAAACATATAATATGTGTAAATACATTAGAAGAATTTTCTTCAGGTACACTAGCATTTATAACATATAAAGGAAAACCAGATAACGTTGCCAATGGAATAACAAAATATACTCAACCATATAAATCAAATATTAAATATGTTTATGTTTGGGCAGATGATTGGAATAAAATGAATGATGCTGAAAAACAAGAAAAAATTGATTTTTGTATTAAAATTAACAAAATAAGCAAAAGAAAAGGTCCTATGCTTGGTGCTGTTAGAAAAGGTGAAAATGCTGCAAATTATGGAAAAGGAAAACACATAATATGTGTAAACACGTTAGAAGAATTTGTTTCTGGAACAATAGCTAAAAAGAAATATGGTAGCTCTCCATGGAATGTCGCTAATGGAAAAAAAGATTATGTTAAACCAAAAGGTCAAAATATAAAATATGTTTATTGTTGGTCTAAAGACTGGGAAGCTATGACAGAAAAAGAGAAGCAAGAAAGAATTGAATATTGTAAACAAATTAACAAGAAAGCTTCATAGGCTTTCTTTTTTTATACTCCAAAAAGGAGGAATGTAAATGACAGATACTTTAAAAGAAAAAATAATAATTCATTTTATCAAGAATTATAAAAATCGTACTGGCTGGTCAGATGATTATGTAAGAGAAAATTATACAGATGCAATAGAATATATGATAGAAAAATTTGATTCAATTTTTAATTATAATTCTTCAAGCAGTGGTTCAAATTCTAATTCAAGCTTGCCTACAAAAAATATAAAGAGAATAACACAAGGTGCAAGAACACACGAGTATTACCAAGACAGTTCAACTTCTACTTCTAGTGGTACTGAAAATATTATAAATTCTGATCCTATTTTACTTACATTACTTGGTAAACCTTTTATAAATGAGTGGTGATTAATTATGAATTGGTTTTACACAAAGCAAATAGATGTTTATAAGTATTCTGATGGTTTAGTTGATTCACATGGATTTGTAAATGATGGATATGAACTAAAGTTTTCTACGAGTGTTGATATTCAACCAATTGGAGAGGAAAAAATAAAGCGATTATATGGATATAATATCGAAGCTAATTATGAGATGTACTCAGATGAAACATTTGTAGAGAGTGACATAATACTGTGGAACAATAAAGCATATGCAATTCAGAAAGTTATAACATGGGATGATTATTGTATTTCACTACTGAAAGAGAGGGATGATAAATGGATTTCAATGTTGATATAAAAGATTTGGAAAACAGAATAAAATCTGCTTGCATTGATACATTAGAAGATGCAGCAACCATAGCGGTAGGTGAAGCTCAGTTTAGATGTCCTGTTGATACTGGAGCATTAAGACTTTCAATAACACATGATAATGTAGATAAAAATAAGCTTTCAGTTAATGTTGGTTCATCAATTTATTATGCAAAGTATGTTGAAGAAGGACATAACCAAGGTAGTGGACATGTAGATGGTAGATGGATGATACACGACGGTATTACCGTTGCTGATGCACAAATGGAAGGGATATTACAACAAAAGCTAGGAAGTAGGTTTTCAAAATGATTAAGTATAATGATATACTTTGTGGAATTGGAGATTGTTTAAAGGATAACTTTCCAGAGATAGACCGTCGTGTTAAAAAGAACAAACAAGACTTAACTAAGCCCTCATTTTATGTTCAAGTTAGACCATTAGAAACTGTTGATTATAAGAGATATAGAGATAAGTTAATAAATATTAGTGTGTGTTATATAAATGTTGTTGAAGATCGTTACAAATTAATAGAAATATTAGAACAATTAGAGAGTGCCTTAGACTTGGGAATAAAAGTCAATGGTACTTTTTTATTGTTTAAGAACAAAAGGCATGTTTTATCAGATGATGATATGAATTTTACTATAAATTTAACTATAAATTACAAAGATGATAGAACTGTTATTGATGAAAGTGACTATTATAGTGCGCTAATGGAAGAGCTATATGTTGATTTCAAAACAAAATAAAAATTTAAAAATTAAGAAGGGTGATAAGCTAATGAGTGATAAGATTAAAATTATTTTAAAAGCGTTATCTGAAAGTGCGGTAGAAAGAAGCACTAGAGGTATTGTATGTTTAATATTGAAAGATACAGTAGAAGGCGTAAAAGAATATAAAAGTAAAAAACAAGTAAAAGATTCATTCTTGCAAGATAACATGACTATAATAAACAAGTGTTTTGTTAAATATGGAGTAAAATCATTAAAAGTTGTTTGCTATGGAACTAGCGTTAGCGAAGCTTTAGCAAAATTAGATGGTGTTAAATTCAATTATTTAGCATGTCCAGAGCTAACAGAAGAAGCCGATAAGAAACTTGTTGCAGATTTTGTAAAAGAACAAAGAGAAGCTAATAACATTTTAGTACATGCTGTTTTACATAACTCTAAAGCAGACCATGAAGGTGTTATTAATTTTAAAAATGATGAAGTTGTTGATGCTGATGGAACTCATACTGGTGATGCATATTGTATTGATGTTGCATGTATGGTTGCAACATTAGGTATGGATAGAAGTTTAACTAATTTATTGGTATCTGATGTTGAAACAGCTACAGAGATAACAGATGGCGAAACAGCAATAGAAAGTGGAGAACTATTCTTATTCTATGACCATGATATGGAAGGTTATGTATTCTCTGATGCTGTTAATAGCAAAACAACTATTAAAGATGGAGAAAAGGAAGCATTAAAGAGCATAAGAGTATGTGAGATATTTGACATGGTTAGAGATGACATAAAAGTATCGTTCAAAAAGTCTTATAAGGGAAAAACAAGCAATTCCTACAATAACAGAAAACTTATAAGAGATGCATATAATCTTTATTTTAAGCAGTTAGCGAAGAAGGGTGTATTAAATCCAGAAGAAAGCAATACTTGTTGGTTAGATGTAGATGCTACTAAAGATTATTTAGAATCTAAAGGCATAGACACAAGTGAAATGACAGATGAAGAAGTATTGAAGAGAGATATTGATAAGAAAATCTTCTTAAAAGCTAGAATATATGCTTTAGATACAATAGAAGAACTTGTGTTCGAAATTAATTATTAAAAAGGAGGATCACTAAAATTATGGCTGTTAATAAGTTATCAGAACAAGATTTTTTAAATAATAAGTTTTTTACATTATGGTTTAATAACGAAGAAAAAGCAGAAGTAATCACAGCAAGTGCTAAATCTTCATTAGAAAGTCAAAAGTTACCTATTGCAGGTTCTATGGGTAAAATCACATTAGTAACAGGAGCAGAAGGTTCAGGTTCTTTAAGTTTCTATAAACTAATAGATGATACATTAAACCAAGATATAAATAATTGTATTAAGAATGGTAAGCCATTTACATTTGATTTAATTGGTGAAGTTGAAAATAAATCAAAAGGTGGAACATATAGAGTTATAATAGAGGATTGTCAAATAACTTCTTTTGAAGTATTAAATGTTGATATTGGTAGTGCAGATGCAATGAAACAAGAATATGAATTTGAATACAATCCAGAAAATGTAGATATTGAATTATATTAATAGACTTAGATTAATTTCTAAGTCTTTTTTTATTAAAAATTTTTTATAAAAGTGAGTGATTTTAAATGCAATTAACAATAGATAATTTATTACAAAACAAAGATATTATTACAAAGCAAACTGGTGTTAAAACAACAACATTAAGAATTAAGAGATTAGGCGGAGACATAACAATACAAAGTTTAGAACCTAATAAATTAGAACAAATACTAAAAGAAGCAAATGCTGGAAAAAGCACATTAGAAATAAACAAAAAAGTTATTTATATGAGTGTAATAGATCCAAACTTAAAAGACAATGAATTATTAAAAACTTATGGATGTAAGAGTAATCCATATAATATAGTAGAAAAGATTTTTACTGTAACAGAAATTGGTATTATTTCAGATAAAGTTGCTGAATTAAATGGATTAAATGAAGTTAAAAATCTCGAAGAATTTGTAGAAGAAATAAAAAACTTATAAGGGAAGATATAGAGGCTAGGATGCTAAGTTATTACATTAATAAAGGCTTTAAGTTAGACTATTTATTAAATTTAACATATAACGAAAAAGCATTCTATATATCTTCCATGTGTTATGAAATAGAAAATAGTAGAGAAGAACAATTAGCCATGAATCCATTTTTTGTAAAGAAATAATAAATAAGAAAGGAGGAAGCTAATGAGTAATTTATATGGTGGAACGCTCGTTATTAGTAATGGATTTAATAGCACACTTAATCAGTTTGCTAAAGATATGAATAGAGCTGGAAACCAATTTAAAAAGTTTACCAATGATAATACTAACCAAGCCAATAAAGCTGGTAGAGCATGGCAAGATAGTTTTGGTAAAGCGAATAAATCTTTTGATAAGTTCTTCAGTAATACTACAAGTAAAATAGGTAAAATTACAGCTGGTTTTTTAACAATTAAAGGTGCTATAAGCGGTGTACAAAAGATATTGGAAAGTGGCATGGATTTTCAAAATGCTAGTGTATTCTTAAATGCTGTGTACGGTGATAAAGTTGGTGCACAAAAATTCAAGTGGGCTACAAAAGAAGCTAATAATACACCATTTTCAGAAAATGAAGTAGCAAATGGATTAGCAAAAGCACATTCTTTAGGTTTAAGAGATGACGAAAAAACATTCAAAATGTACGAAGACTTAGGGTCTTATGCTAAAATAACAGGCACAGGAGACTTAAATAGTGCCATAGATGCTATAGCAGATGCACGTTCAGGTGAATGGGAACGTATATTCACAATAACTGGTGCTAAACGTAGTCAATTTGAAGAGTTTGCCAAAGAAAGAGGAATGGGTAGATTCACAAATAAAGATGGAAAAGTAACAGATCCTGAAAAATTCATGGAAGTATTAAAAGCTTATATGGATGACAAAGGTATTACTGGTATGACTGATAAGTTCTCTAAAACACTATCAGGTAGATTATCTACCCTTAAAGGTAACTTTGGCAAAATGTTAGCTGAAGTTGGTGGTATTAATGATAAGGGCGAAGTCGAAAGTGGTTCATTATTTGACCAGGCAGCAAAAGGATTAGAACGTCTTATAGAGGCATTGGGAAGATTTGCAAAAAGCGAATCATTTAATAAGATTAAAAATGCATTAGGTAAACTAGGACAAGCTATAATTGATGGTCTCGATTATCTTTCAACACATCCAGAAGTAGTAGATAAATTATTATCACTTGGTAAAGCATTTATAGGGTTTAAAGTAGTAAGTACACTTCTTCAACCATTCAAAGATTTTTCTGGTAAATTGCTTGATTTACTTACAATGATTAATGACTTCAAAACTGGTAAAGGTGTATTTAAAGCAGCTAAAACCGCTAGTAACTTTGCTGATGATATGGTTACCCCTTCTTCAAAAGGCGGAATAAAGAATTTTGGAAGTAGTATAGCTAAAACTTTTAAAAATATTGGAAGCAGCATAGCAAAAAGTAAAGTTGGGCAAACCGTTAAAAACTTTGTAGGTAGCATAGCAAAAAGTAAAGTTGGGCAAACGATTAAGGGTCTTGGTAGCAAAATAGCTAAAAGTGGTATAGGACAAGCCGCAAAAAATGCTTTTGGTAAAATATTTAAAAGTAGTGCAGCCAAAGGTGCAGCCAAAGGTGCTACTAAAGTTGCTGCTAAAAGTGGTTCAAAACTTTTGGGAAGTGCAGCAGGACCAATTGGAGCAGGAGTTGCAGCAGGTATAGAATTTGGAGATACCATGTATAATGATGAAAATTCAATACGTAAATGGATAAATTCCGGTATTGGAAAGATAAAGGGTGAAAAACATGATTATGTAGGGGCATCTTTTAGTAATTGGGCTAAGGGTTTACTAGAATTTTACCATAAAATTGGTTTTAGTCCTAATAATTATACTGAAGAACAATATAAAAATATGAGAAAAAATCTAAGCGCGTATTCTCAAGTAAAAGATGATTATTTGAATGGACGTACAGATTCATATGTACCATTTTGGGATGTTTTGAAGGATAAAGGAAAAACAGATTTATTTCCTGAAGTAAAAATAAATATAGAAAAAGTAGAAAAAGGTGCAGACATAGATGAATTAATGATTAAATTCTCAAATATGTTTAACAAAGTATTTTCAAGAAATTCAGTAAATGGATAATAAAGGAAGGTGAATAATATGGCTGATGATAGACGATATTTTAAAGTAACTGGTAAAGCAGATAATTACTCTCTTATATTTCCAATTACTCCCTTCCCTAAGTTTTCTGCTAGTGTAGATACAAAATCAGAACGATTAATTGGTGTTGGAGAGGTTGATTTAGGGCATACTAAAAATTTGATGAAATGTACTATATCTGGAATAATACCAAATCCAGAAAATGATTATTTATTCTTACTAGTACCTCCTAAATCAACCTCAACATATATAAATTGGTTCTGTAAATGGATGAATGATCAAAATGACTTATTAATAGAATATTACACAAAAGATAAGAGAATAGCCCACTTAGATTGTAGAATACAAGAGTTTGAGTGGGGAGAAGAAGATGGAACAAAGAACATCAATTATAGTATGACGTTCAAAGAATATAGAAACATAACTATAAATAATGGGGAAACTGATGGAAAGAAAGTAGCAGAATCTTATGGTAGTAGTGTTTATTATGCTGATGACGGTGATACACTTATCTCTATTGCTACTAAGTTATTTGGAGATAGTAGCAAATGGAGTTATTTGCAAAAGATTAATGGATTTTCCAATCCGCTTTTTATATACAAAGGACAAGCTATAAAATTATATTAAGGAGGTGATTGTTTGGTAGATTTGAGTTTAACTATACAAAAATGGAATGACATAAATAATACAATAGAAATAAAAGATATTTGTACTAGTATTAAAATGAACACTAGTATTAAAAATATTACAACAGAACTACAATTTACAATAGGTTATGAATACAAAAATTATTATTATTATAATTTTGAAATTGGAGACTTAGTATATTTTTGTGTAAACGGACAACAAATGTTTTATGGTAAAATAACAGATAGTGAATTTAATTTAGACTCTAATACTCAAACATTCATCTGCTATGATCTTGTTTGGTGGGTATGTAAGAATAATATTACAGAAAACTTTAAAGACATTACATTGAATCAAGCTATATGGACTGTATTTAGCAAATTTGATTTTACTGAATTTAGTGTAGACTTAGGTGAATTGGGAAAATATGCCGATATGAAAATTGGTAATCATAGAATTAAGAATAAACCAGCTAAAGACGTATTATTAGCTATTATGAGTGATGTAACACGTATGACTGGTATTTATTATTATATACACATGGATTTTAGAGGGCGTGTAGTAATTACAGAATGTGATAAATATTATAGTGGCTTAACTATCCAACAATCTAGTAGCGATGTAGCTGATGGTAATCTAATTGACTATACTGTTACTAGAAGTATGCAAGATATGGTTAATAGAGTTGTTGTATACGATAGCGAGTATGTAGAACTAGTACCATTATATCCAGAAAATACATTAAGTGCTAGAGAAGTAAACAAAAATCGTTATGGTATAATTCAAGATACAGTGGTATTGAGTAAAAGTGAGGATTTAGAAGCTGTAATAAAAGAAGCTGATAAAGAAGGAAGTTTAGACGTAATAACTGACAAAGATCAAGCAAGAATTGCGCACACTTATAATAGTAAATTATTAAAGCTTGAAAACCAACTTAAAATAACTGGATATCCAACAACAGAAGTATTAGTTAAGTGCTTAGGTGATATTAATTATAAAGTTGGCTATGGCGTAATGTGTAAACTTCCAGATAGTGAATTTTATGACAAGTTTATGTATATAACAGCTAGTGAATTTGATTTTATACCAAATTCTGATAATTGGATAAACACGTTAGCTTTAAGCCCTAGTAAACATAAGGAATTAACTACTTGGTCAGATATAGAAGAAGTTGTAGTTGATGAAAATGGTAATATTATCCAAGGTGAAGGTAGTAAAATTGGTAATAGTAATATTGTTAAGAAAGCTTTAGAATGGGCTTATGAAACAGCGAACGATGATAACATAGGTTATAGTATGAATACTAATCTTAGAAATGGACCTGATTATTATGATTGCAGTTCGTTTGTTATACATGCGTTTCGTTATGCTGGCTTATCACTCGAGGGAGCTACTTATACTGGTAATATGTATGATACTTTCTTAGCAGAAGGTTTTGAAGATGTTACAAAAGAAGTTAATTTGAAAACTTGTGATGGGTTAATACCTGGAGATGTATTATTAAATACCATACAACACACAGAAATATATGTTGGTAATGGTAAGAAAATAGGTGCGCATACAGACAGATATCCAAAAGCTGACCAAATATCCGTAAACGATTACAGCAACTATCCTTGGAACTATGTATTAAGATACGCTGTAACTGAAGAAGAGGGAGAAGAAGAAGAAAATAGCAAAAAAGGATTAGTTTCCAATAAGTATATTAATTTACTTAAAGAATTAGAAGGATGCGATTTAACATTAGTTTGCAGAGATGGAGATGTTCCTACTTTGGGTTATGGATTTACAGGTGATGAAATAGGTGGAAGAACAACTATAACAGAAAGTGAAGCAAGCGCAGAATTGGTAGAAAAAATAAACAATTCTAGATATGCTGGAGCAGTTAAGCGTAAATTAGATTCTTGTGGTATATCTGTAACACAATGTAAATTTGATGCTCTTACTGATTTAGCGTATAATGCTGGTTCAGATGTAAGTGACGAAGCTATAAAAAGGTATATTGAAGGTGGGGATAGTGCTATACTTTCTTACTTTAAGTCAATAGTACATGACAATAATCATAAAGTTTTACCTGGACTCGTTAAAAGAAGACAATTAAATTGTGATATGTGGACTGATGGAAAATACTATAATCCATATTAATAAGGAAGTGATTTGATGTTAATAGAAGATATGTTTATCGAATCTTTTAAAAATGGTGCTATTGGAGCTGTAGATATTAAAGAAACATCTATAGGAATTGTAGAAGCAATTAATCCATTACAAATAAGAGTAGATGGTCTACACCTCGATTATAGCGAATTATACGTTAATTACGACCTATTAGAACACAAAGAAACATTTAAAACACTCACTGGAACTGTTGGAGATAGAACAACAACTATCTCTAATGGTTCTATTATTTTTAATAGTAAATTAAGTGTTGGTGATAGAGTAGCTGTGAGAGAAGTTACAGATGGTCGTTATTATATTAGTGGAAAAGTAAAAGGAGGTATATAGATGGATTTTTTACCAAGTATGCCTAGAACACGAACAAATATAATGTTTAATAAAAGTAGTGATATTCCATTACTAAAAGAATATGCTTGGGATTTTGACAATGATAATTTTCTAACAGAAAAAGGAAAATTTGTAATCTTAGAAGGATTAGAAGCGCTAAAAGTTAGAAATTATTTAGCCTTAAAAGTATATAAAGGTAGATTTTTTATTTATAAAAATAAAGTTGGAACTAAATTAAAAGATTTAATTGGAAGAGATAGAAACTATGTTAGTTTGCATGTTAGAGAAATGATAGAAGAGGCATTGTTAGATAATATATATGTAACTGGCATAGAAAATTTAGAAATAAACTATAACAATGGGAAAATAACTGTAGAATTTACGGTTTTAAATATATATCAAGATTATACAACAGAAATAGAAATTTAAGAAAGGAGTAAACATATGACTTATTTTAAAAGTGCAGAACAATATTATAGTGAAATGACAAGTACATTGAAAGATGTAGACAATAGTGAACATAGTTTAATATATAATGCCAATATGCCTATATCTATGGAGTTAAGTTATAATACAATGTTATTAGATGAGTTGGAAAAGCAAATACATGCTAAATCTGCAATAGAAAATGGTTACTATGATAGTTTAATAAAAATATGTGCAGATATGGGTATAGAAAGAAAAAGTGCTACGACTGCTGATGGTATGGTTACTATAACAGGAGCGCAAGGAATAACTATTCCAAAAGATTTTGCTGTAGCTACAAAGTTAGGCATAGTTTACAAAACTACTACTCAAACAACTATACCTACAACAGGAACAGTAGATGTATATGTTAAAGCAAGTGATATTGGAGCTTCTTATAATGTTAAAGCTGGTGATATTTGCACTTTTCCAATTTTGTATAAGGGAATAGATACTGTTACAAATAACGAAGCTATAACTAACGGATATGACATAGAGTCATATGAAGCATTATATAACAGATATTTATTAAAGATACAAACACCTGCTACAAGTGGAAATAAATATCATTATGAACAATGGGCTCTTGAAGTAGTTGGGGTAGGGAATGCTACTTGTATTCCAAGCGCTGGGCTAGTAACAGTAATTATAACAGATAGTAATAAGAAAAAAGCAGACGATGAATTGGTTAAAAAAACATACAGCTATATTGACGAAGTTAGACCACTATTGGCAGGGGAATTGGTTATAAAATCTGTTAAGGAAGTTGAAATATCTATAACTGGTAGTATAGAAATCGATGCGTCAACAAATCTAGGAGATGTTCAAACAGCATTTGCTACTTTAGTAGAAGAGTATTTTGATGATAAAGTATATAAAACAAAGAAAATTAGTATAGCTAAAATTCAAGCATTGTTGATTGATATAAATGGTGTGCTGGATTGTAGTGATATACAAATAAATGGAAGTTCAAATAATATCGAATTAAATATAGATGAAATAGCAGTATTAAAGAATCTAAATATAGGGGTGATATAATTTGAAACTAAGTAATTTCGGACAAAAACTTAATAAAATAGATAATAATGTTTATACAATAGAAGAAGAAATCACTCTTATAGATGGTGTGTACGAAGCTGATTTAGAACATTACAATGTAGATCCAAATTCAATATCTGTTTATACTGGAAGTAAATTAACTGGTCAACAAATTAATACTTGGAGCAAAAGCACTCCCAGCCTTACTCCTTGTAGAACTCATATAAAAGTATATAGTACAATTACTCCATTATATATTACGTATGAAACAATTGGTGATACTGTAGAAGCAGATGATGTAAATAATGTACAAGATGCTATTATTTATACTCAAACTGAGTCAAATGCAGAAAATAAAAAATTAACACAAGATTTAGATGACGAAGTTCAAAGAGCAATGTTATCTGAGCAAACAATAACAACTAATTTAAGTAATGAAGTAACAAGAGCTAAAGCAGCAGAGCAAACAATAACAACTAACTTAAATAACGAAGTAACAAGAGCTAAAAAAGCAGAATCAGATGAAACTACAAGAGCTAAAGCAGCCGAAGGTACAATAACAACTAATTTAAGTAATGAAGTTACTAGAGCAACTAAAGTAGAAGGAGAAATAACAACTAACTTAAATAGTGAAATAAGTAGGGCAAAGTCTGCTGAAGGTACACTAACAACTAATTTAAGTAATGAAGTTACTAGAGCAACTAAAGCTGAACAAGCTATACAAACTACTATAGATACAAATAAATCAATTTGGAATGACAAATATACTAAAGCAGAAGTAGATAATAAAATTAGCCAAGTAATTAGTGATATAGATTGGAAAGAATCTGTGGCAACTTATAATGATATAGCTACAACTTATCCTAGTCCACAAGATGGATGGGCAGTAAATGTTAAAGACACAGATATTACTTATAGATATAGTGGTAGTAAATGGATAGAAATAAGTGCAAACTCTATTCCATTAGCAACAAGTTCAGTTGATGGTAAAATGTCTAAAACTGATAAGAGTTTCTTAGATACTGTTAAAAGTTTATGGACTAATGTAACAACTCATATAAGTGATGCTGTAAAACATATTACAAGTGCAGAAAGAACTTTATGGAATACAGTAAGTAACAAAGCTGAAAAAAACCACACTCACGACACGTTGGTTTATTATGATTTAACAGGTAAGACAGTTGATTTAAATGATTATACTATAAATGATGGAATTGTAGAACATAGATTTTATAGATGTAGAACTATAGGTGGGTCAGCAAATATATCCAATAAACCAGTTGCAGATAATCCATTTGTTTTAGAAATAGAATGCGTTCGTTGGAGTAGCGCTACTGACTTTATAACAAAACAAACATTCACATCTGCTGAAATTATGTGTGATTATACAAGATTTTATCATTCAAGCGTAAATGCTTGGACAAAATGGGAAACGAATTATAATAGTAAAAATTTAACAAAAGTATCTCAACTTAGCAACGATGCTGGATATCTTACTCAAGCAGATGTAGACACTTCTCAAAATCATATTCATACTAACAAAACAACATTAGATAAAATTACAGAAGACGCATGGAATGATAAACTTGATAAAACAGGTGGAACAGTAACAGGTAGAATTATATGTAATGGCGGGTTAACAGTAAAAAGTCTTAATGGTGGTTCTGGAACAGCTGGATATATGCATGTAGCAAGGATAACAATAGGTAGTGCTTATCAAAATCAACCAATATCGTTTGATATACAACAAAGAAATAGATATGGCTCTATTATTCTTCAATTTCAGAGTGCAAATTCTCATGATCCAGATTTGTCTTATATACAAAAAAGAGGAAATATAGAGGCTTATATGGTTAAGTCTAGTGCTGGCGTATGGGATTTATATGTTCAAAAATCAGAGGGGTATGATGTAATAGAAGTTATTGACATGGGTAAAGGTGAATATATGACTCTTACAACAATAGAATGGAAAAATGTAACAGTAACTACTTTGCCAACTGGTTATATTACCGCTGGTAAACAATATATTGATATGAGTGTTGCTAAAGCTGAACAAGATTCTTATGGCAATCAAATTAATACAACTTATGTTAAAAAAGGAACTACATGGGATGAATTGGAGGGGAAGTGATGAATAGATGATTTATAATACTGGATATTATGCTGCAAATACTTATGGTAAAACAATTGAAAATGTCACTGAAGAAGATTTAGAAAAATTCTATGTAGACCTATCAAAGTATGTTCCTAGATTTATATACAATGGAGATATTTTTAACAGGATATATAAAGCACAAGAATATCAACTATCTTGTTTAGCTGCATATACACAAGATTTATTAAATCAAGGTTTTATAGATACCGCAACATGGGGATTAACAGCTTGGGAAGAAGAATTCGGAATAAAAACAAACTTAAATTCGTCATACGAAGAAAGAAGAGAAGTTATAAAAGCTAAAAAAAGAGGACAAGGTACATGTACAAAAGCATTAATTAAAAATGTTGCAGAAGCTTTTAGTGGTGGAGAGTGTAATATAATAGAAAATACGGCTCCATATACTTTTACAATTCAATTTGTTGGTATTAAAGGTATACCTAAAAATATGAAAGGTTTAATTAGTGCTATTGACGAAATCAAACCAGCTCATCTTGTATATGATTTTAAATATACTTATACTTCATGGGATTATTTAGAATCAAAGAATTTAACTTTTGATGATACAGAGAATATAACATGGGAAGAATTGGAAATTTACGATTAAAAAAGGAGAGATATACAATGCAAAAATCAACTCATAATTCATTACTCTTACCAGAAGGTACAGATAACGTTAGAAGACAAGATTTTGTAGACAATTTTAGTTCTATAGACGATGGGCTAAGCAAATTTTACGTTGCCACCCTTAATTCTGCAAACGTTTACAAAATAACTACAGGAAATAATAAAACAAGTTTAGAAAATGGTTATTCTATGAAAGTTGCGATTCCGAGTGATAGTACAGCGGCTGTAAGTATAATAGTTGATGGAGTTTCAGCAATAGCTGTAAATAAACCAAATGGAAGTGCTGTTACAAACTTTAAAGCAAATGGAGTTTATAACTTAACATATTATAATTCGGTTTTTATCTTAGCTAGTGGTGGAGGCGGCGACGATGTAAACTTTACTGCTAGCGATTTATTAGTTGGAAAAACTGCAAACGATAGTAATGGTGAAAAAGTAGACGGTACTATGCCAAATATGTCTGGAAAGGCTACTCAATGGTGCGGGGATGAAACTTGTATTGTTCAACCTAATCCATTAGACTCATCACAAGGAATGGTTACTTTTCCTAATTATGGAGGAAGTGGTTACTACAGTGATACATCTTCAGTAGTAGGAAATTTAGGTAATTTAAATGCTGGAAATATTAAATATGGTGTTAAGATTGGTAGAAGTAGCAATTATGGAGCAGACAGTACAAATACAATAACTGGAACATTTACTTCAGATGCAACTGCTGTAGCTGCAGATATGTTATCTGGAAAAATAGCTTATGTAAAAGGTAACAAAGTAACTGGAGTAATGAACTCTATGACTACAAATGGTACAGATGGTACAAACTTTCATTCAGATGCTTATAGTTGTGAATATGGAACACATTCATCTGGTGATGCAACTCCTTATTTATACTTTGGTATTCCAGCATGGACTTATACAGCTAAGAATGGATTTGTAAGAAGTCCAGCTAGTACAGTTGCTAGTAAACTAGGTTTAACTGCAAATAAAATAGTAGCAGGAAATAATATTTGTGGTGTTCAAGGAACAGCAACTGTTCAAAGCTTAGGTGGAAGTGTTTTTAAAAGTGGAACAGGTACTGTAACATTAACAGAAAAGCAAAGTCGTATATTAGTAGATTTTTCTTCCAAAGTCCCTTCTACCGTAAGAGTAATTTGGGGTCAATTCACTTCTGGAAGTACATTCTACTTTGTTAATTTTAGAAGTGGAACTAGTGGAACTTTTAAACCGATAGTTTGGGACAAATACTATAGTAAATATGCAGATAAAAACCCTGTTTCAATTACTGGAATTAACTTGGGTGATGGTGACTCATCTCATACTTGGAGTGCTGGAACTTATACTTATAATTGGTATGCTATTTAAGGAGCGTGAGAATAAATGAATACAATGATAGTTTATGATAAAAATACTGGAGAAGTTATATCAACAAATAGTCCTGCTGAAGGTGAATATGGAGTTTTAGTATATGATGTTCCAAACTACAGACGACCAGAAAAAGTAATTAATGGTGAAGTTATACTTGAAGATACACCGGAGATAAAGGAAGCTAAGCAGAGACTAGAAGAAATTGAGAAAGAACAATTAGAAATTAAAATGAAATTATTAGAAGAGATAGGAGGTTTTTAATATGAAGACAGATAATTGGATATACGATTACATTGTGGATTTAGTTGAAGTGAAATATATTACAAAGGAAAAAGCATTAGCATATGCAAATAGGTTTCATGACATGGGCAAGTTGAATGAAGAAGAGTATAAGGACTTGATGTTGTTTATCGAAATGACATATGCAGAAGAAATTTAAGGAGCCAACAAATGGCTCCTTTTCTTAGGAGGTAATAATGTTGAGTAGACTATCAAAACTTTTATCAGCAAGATTTTTAGTTGTAGTAATGTTAACTATTACGTTTTGCTACCTTGCAATAAAACAAACACTTACTACTGAATTTACTACAATATATGTTATTGCAATCAACTATTACTTTTATAAAGAAAGAACAAAGGATGATAAAAATTAATAACATATAAGGAGAGTGATTGAAAGATGGAATTATTCATTTCAATGGTAGAAACATTCGGTTTTCCACTAGCTTCAATAGTGGCACTTGCAATATTTATAAAAAATATGTGGAAAAATCAAATAGATACAAATGACAAATTATTAAAATCTCAACAAAAAACAAACGACAAGATAATGGACGAGTTAAAAACAGTAAATAAGACAAATGCTGAATTAGTACAAGTAGTAAGTGATAAACTTGATGCTATTAGTGATAAGTTAGATAAATTAGATAAAGAAAAGGACAAAGACAAGTAAGGAGCTATTAGTTTAGTTCCTTTTTTTTGTTACAAAATTTTAAATAAGAGAGGTAATATAAATGGCAGATGAAACTAACAACAACGAAACAATTTCAGAATCTACAATTACTACTACAACAACTACTACAACAACTGAAACAATCTATCCAGTAACTCATGCTGAGGCCGTATTAGCTGGTGAAGCTGAACCCATCACACATTTTGAGAAGGTGATAGCTAAATATTGCACTGGAGGAGGTTCTGGAACTGGTGATGTTGATATTGTTACTACTTTAGATAGTACAAATACAGATACTCAAGTTCCTAGTGCTAAAGTTGTTTATGATAATGTAAAAGATAATAGAGTTAAGACTTATACTGATATAACTCAATTAGGATTAACTACACCTACGACTACAAGTGACGTATTTAATGCTATGCCTGATAATAGCATGTTTATGTATAAAGTAAGCACTATTAGCTTTACAGATGTTCCAACATTTGGTATTTTAATGATACATAAATGTAGTAAAGATGGTTTTCATATTGAACTTAAGAGAAGTTTTAGCATTTCAGCTGCAGGGAATGATGTATTTATTGCTAAGTTAAAGGGTAAAGATGGTACTAGGTTAGTATGGAACAAATTAATTAGTGATGTTGATATTGTTACTACTTTAGATTCAACTTCAACAGATACTCAGATTCCTAGTGCTAAAGCTGTTTATGACAATTTACAATCATTAATAGTCTCATTAACACAAGCAGAATATGATGCTCTAACAGATGCGCAAAAAAATAATGGAACTATATACTTGATAACACAGTAGGTGATAATATGAGTAGTATAAATTTAGCAAGCATTTGTGATGTTTACCATAAAGGAAAGTCTATCTCTAAAATGATTAGAAATGATATAATTTTATGGGAAAAAACTGGAAAGTACACTATATTTAGTATAAATTGTTCTGATACTTCAAAAGAACAATTAAAAATAGCAGCTATATCAGACAATAGCATAACTGAACTAATAATAAACAATGTTACACAAACTATTCCAACTACAGATTCAACAACTTTTAGACTTAAACAAGGCGAAAACATAATAAAAGTAAAAGGTAATTTTAATGTTGCAGATTCATCTATAACTAATATTAAATTCTTAGATACTTGGTCAGGATTAACTAGTTTGAATTGTATGTTTTGGGGTTGTTCTGTTTTAACTTCATTAGACTTAAGTGGTCTTAACACAAGTAACATAACTGATATGTCAATTATGTTTACTGATTGCTATGTATTAAATTCATTAGATTTAAGTAATTTTGATACTAGCAATGTAACCAATATAATGGGCATGTTTGCTGGTTGTGAATCTTTGACTTCATTAGACTTAAGCAATTTCGATACAAGCAATGTAACTAATATGGATAGTGCATTTAATTATTGCTCTGCTTTAACTTCGTTAAATTTAGGTAGTTTTGATACAAGTAGTGTAACTGATATGGGTTATATGTTTAGTTTCTGCGAGGTTTTGACTTCATTAGACTTAAGCAATTTCGATACAAGTAATGTAACTGATATGAATAGTGCATTTAATCATTGCTCTGCTTTAACTTCGTTAAATTTAGGTAGTTTTGATACAAGTAGTGTAACTAATATGAATAGGATGTTCCTTGATTGTACTAGCTTAACTTCGTTAAATTTAAATAGTTTTGATACAAATAACGTAACTGATTGTAAAGAAATGCTTGATAACGTTCTTAGTACTGCAACAATTAAAGTAGGTAGTAACTTCACTAAAACAGAAGCTGATTGTAGCTGGACAGGAACATTTACTAGAGTTTAAAAAACAAAGGGATAGAAAAAGGGAAGCTTTAATTAGCTTCCCACTTTTTTTGTCCACTATTTTTCTAAATTTGTAATAAAATCTTTTCTCTTTTTACTACACAAACATCTTATAGCACTTTCATGAATACTTGGCAAGTGTAACGCCACATCTTTAACAAAAGCTATTGCTTCTTCACTTTCATTCTTATTATCATATAATCGATTATATACTCTAAATATAAATGATTGATTAAATCCTTTTCTCAATTTTTCTCCAAAAATTTTAAATTCTTGCTTCTCATATTTAACTTCTTTATCCGTATCACAAGAAACATCTCTAATTTGAAATAACATTTCTTTTAGTTCAATTATATAATCATATACATCTTTAATTTTTGTAATTCCTTCAATTATCTTATCATTCTTACTTAATAACCATTGTCTCTTTTCTTCTAACAAATATGTGTCCTCGTTTACATGCCATTTGATACTTCTCTTATGTTTCTCAGTACTTACACTTTCAACATAAAAATAATTATTTAACACTCCAGCTACATCATTAAAAGTAATAATTTTATTCATTTTTATCAACTTCCTTTTGTATTTATTAGAACAAACATATGTTCTGTTCTTGTAAATATTATACAATCGTTCGACGTAAAAGTACACAGTTCTACATAAATTTTTTGCAAATTTTGTTAATTATCTCCAGTTTTAAGTATACAAATAAATACCTAGTAAAAATACTAGAGTTTTATTTATTAAAGGAGAGATTACAATGAGTAATTTAACAGAAGAAATTATTTTAACAAACGAAAAAGAAAGAGAAAAATTAATTGATAAAGTAGAAGTTTTGAATAAAGTAAAAGAGTTAGTAGCTATACCAAACTCAATTTATTGTACAAAAGCTATGGTTGCTGAGTATTTTGAAATACCTGAACCTACATTAGATACTTGTATAAAAAATAATAAAGAAGAGTTATTTGAAAACGGGTTAGTTAAGTTAAACAAAGAAGATTTTATTAATAGTTTTAACTTGTCAGTTATAGACAAGTTAAAACTACAAACTTATCAAGGTGGATTTGAATACGAAGGTATAAGATTCACAAACAACTCATCATATTATTTTAATCGTAGAGCTATATTAAATGTAGCAATGTTATTAAGAGATTCAGAAATTGCAAAACTTGTAAGAAAATCATTATTAAATATGAGTGAAAATAAAGAAGCTATTAGTAATGAAGTAGATAGTATTATTAATTCTGCTATGGCTGCATTTTCTTACTTATCTAAAGATTTGCAAGAACAAGTATTTAAACAAACGTTTGAAGGTTTAACAAATGCTAAAAAAGAAATAGGTGAACTACAAGAAGAAAAGAAAGAATTGGAAGGTGAATTAGATACAGCAAAAGATTTAATAGAAACTAATAGTGCTATTATAGATAAAAATGGATATACTATTGAATCATTAGCTAAATATCTAGGTAGTACCGTATTAATACCTAATATGTTAAATAGCAAATTAGTACCTTGCGGAAGAAATCTATTATTTAAGTATTTAAGAGATGAGAATATTTTAAAGAGTAATAATGAACCATACGCTAGATATAAAGATTGGTTTAATGTTATACCAAATAAACAAGCTACACAAGCAACAGGACGTACAATAAACACTACATTAATAACTGGAGATGGAATATACAAATTAGTTAAATATATGAAAAAAGATACTAATATAGATACAACAAAAATAAAAAGTTATGAAGAAATAATTAATAACCTGTAGACATTTAGAGTTTAGGGATAATAATCCTTAGACTCTTTTTTTTGTCTAAAATAGTGAAGGTTCCATAGAGGAATCTTCAGAAAATAAGTTAATTCATCTATGGAATTAACTGCTGAAAACGAGGGAACTAAAGAGGGCACCCTCATAAGTTGGTAAAAGATATTTACTTAGTTAAAAATAGTTAAAAATCTGCTCTCTAGAGCCATTGGTACGACACACGTTGAGAGTACAAAAACTACCCAAAAACCCTAGAATGCATTCAAGTGCCCAAAAATTAGCCTAAATGTTAAATTATATGGCAAATTAAAAAAATTGTATTCTCTCCAAAATTCTTGTTAACTTTTATTTTCGTTTCGTATATACATGTGTAAGCTAAGAAATTTTAAATTAAATAATTTTCGCTCGAATTATATCCATTTTTAAAAAATTTTGGCTTAAAAATTTATAACAGAAAAGGAATGATGTTAAATGAAAGAATTAAGCAGCAAAGAAAAATATGAATTATTAATTAAGAAGTTTACTACAAGAGATGAGAAAGGAAAAGAACATTTTGATTCATGGGCTTTATTAGATATAACTGGTTATCAATTCAATTGTTATTGGGTAGACAATTGTTTTATGACAGAAGACATCTTTAGACAATACTATGGTTATATTAGTAATGATGATTATAGAAAGGTTGATAAAAAATATATTGAAAAATTTTTCGAGATATTTCATATTGAAGAAATTAATAAAAAGCAAGTGAGTTTTGATTCTATTGACTGCTTTTATGATAATTTTAATAAAGCTTTGGATAAGTTACATGAAAAAATGATAAATCATGATTATAGCAAAGAATATAATTTAAAGTATAAATTTGAGCATATAGAAGAAACAATTAAAGAGAGAGAATTTAATTTTGAACGTAGACTTGAATATATAAATGAAGAAACTGAAAAAGATTTAGCTAATTTTATAAATTATTTTTTTAGATAATACTGGAATAGAAGTAAATGATGACTCAATAACTTTAAATAAAAAAATAAACTGGTTAAGAGGAGCAATTAAGTTCCTCTTTTTTTTAATTGTTTATAGTAGGTGATAACTTTTTACTAGTTTTAGTTAATATAATATATATAATTAAAATAATTGAAGGTAGTATATAAATAAAGATATAAATAGGTTAATAAATAATTTCTAATAGTATATATAAAATTAAATAAAAAATAAAGGAAGTGTTTATTAGTGTATTTATGTAAGAATTGTAAGTATAACAAAAGAGGTTACTGTTTAATAAATAAAGTAAATGGATTAAAGAAAATGAATATTCAAATTTGTAAGGACTTCAGTGTGGTAACTAGTAATCAAAATACAGAGCATCTATTATTCTTAATGGAAAACTACTTAGAATATTTCTACAGGGAATATAAAGAGATAGTTGATTATATACCAGCTAATTTAGATACTAACTACAAACTAGTAAGTTCTCACAAAAATATTTACAACAAGAATTCAGAGTGTTATATAATCGAGTATAAAAACACAGTAGAAAACAACACGCTAAAAATCTATCTTAACAAAAATTATATAAGAAACGAACACTATAAAGAGTGTATAACAATAAGTAATATAGAAGATGAAGACATAAGAAATATTGATATTTTATTTAGCGACAACAATATACAATTATCTAAATTTATAAACGGTAAAAAATATGAAGATGAAGAACGAGAATTAATTATAAGTAATTACAAAGGATTAGATAGCTATAATATTACTGAATACACTTTATCACTTAGTAATATTGATAATTTTTACGACTATATAAATATGTATGCTAATAATTTTAATTTGGAGTTACTCGATAAATATTTAGAAGAAGATAAAGAACTAAAAGATATATTATTTGATAAAAAAATTCTTAATATAAGAAAAGATACTTCACATAATTTATTTTATAGAGAATTGGTATGGGAATATTACGAAGATGATGTAGTACTTTTAATAGATTTTTGTAAGGAAAAATGTAAAAACGGATATAAAGAATTTATAAAAATTAGTTTTAACAAAATTGATAAAAACAATAAATTAGTAACAAGTAGAAGTAATGGACCTTCGTATATAGAGATAGATAGTAATGATGGAATTTATAAAGCATATAGTACTGATGGAGTTAGGTGGGATGATTTTAAAGTCTCAGTTTATGAAGCAAGTAAATAGTTATTTAGCTAGGATTAATTTCCTAGCTTTTTTATTTTATAGGTGATAACTTTTTACTAGTTTTAGTTAATATAATATATATAATTAAAATAATTGAAGGTAGTATATAAATAAGGATAGATAAAAAAAAGAATAGTAAAATTAATTACTATCCTTAAATATTATTATTATTTAGTTAGTTTCTTTTTTAATTGAGATTTAGTTCTTGATATATTTGCTTTATCTCTACCAGTTAATTCAGCTATATCAGTTACTGAGTAGCCTTGACTTAACAACTTGGCTACTTCTCTCTGGTTATCATTCAAATCTAATTGATCTAGTAGCATTTCTAACTCAAAATCATCGTAACCACTCTCATTATATCCTACTTTATTATAATAACTGTTCTCAGAATCTCCAATATTATTATCTAAGTAAACAAACTCTTTATCTTGTCTGCTCTTAGCATTTAGATATCTTACCAAATTGTAAAAGTAGCTATTGGATATCTTCTTAAACCATGAATTTGTATTAATAATATCATACTTACATAAATTATTTTCATCGTAAGTTTTGTCATGGAATGTCTTAGCAAAGTTAAATATTTGTATTGTTAGTTCTTGTTGTACATCTTCATATCCTCTTAAGTTAAGACAAAAGAAATTTGGAAAACTAGAGATGCTTTTGTAAATAGTTTTTGATGTGTAGTATAACTTTGCATTTAACATTTCTACTAAGTCATAAAAATAATAGTCAACATATTCTCCAGTAGATATCTTATTTAAAAGCTCAGTAATTTTTTTGTCTCTTTTGTTGTGGAAATCTGGAGTTATATCTAAATCAGTCCAATCACAACTCTTAGAATAGTTTTTAGCTTCCTCTTCATCGACATTTGATAATACCTTATCAATTTCTTTATTTAGTTTCTCACTTTCTTTTCTCTCTAGTTCAGCAAAAACCTTGTCTAATTTAATGTCAACTTCTTTTTCTTCATATCCATATTCTGGCATAAGTAGTAGATTTGGTTTACTTGCATCTGGAGAAGTCATTTTCTTTATCATCCATTCTATATTGTTGCGGTTAACTGGCATTTTTTCTTTCTTTAATTTTGAAATTGCAATATAATTTGTAGAATCCATTCTTCGTTTACCTCGCATTTAATTTAGTTTTTTGTAAGAACAAGCTTACAATTATTATATATATCAAAAAGCTAAAAATATTAACAGTAGGTGATAACTTTTTACTAGTTTTAGTTAATATAATATATATAATTAAAATAATTGAAGGTAGTATATAAATAGGTTAATAAATATAATAATTAGTTAATGTAATTGTTTAATTGGTATATAGATAAATATAAGGTATTATTTGTTGTATTTAATTAGTATAAGAAGTTAAACAATAGGAGTTGAGGAATAAACAATGAATTATAGATGTAGTGCATACAATTTGTTAAAGAAACATGAAATAAATTACTTAAGAAGAAATGAAATATACATTACACATTTAAATATACTAAGATTGAAGTTTAAAGATGATGTGGCATTTAGAGACTACGTAAGAAACATACTTTGCAAAGGAGCTTGGTTTAACTAATGTTAGCAAATTTTGATGAGTTGTTAAAGAAAATTGATGCAAGATTTTTGTTAATTTTAAAATTTAAAGATGTTGATGCATAAAATAGATATTTAAGGAGTGTTGATGAAAGATGAGAGAAGTAAAAGATGTTGGTATGTTATTAAGAAAAGGATTAACATTACCAGAAATATACAGGTTATTAAAAATAGAAAATGTAACAGTTGAACCTATTTATCGAAATATAAATCTAATTGGAAATGCAAATCCAATTAAGGTTGCTACAAAACAAATCTATGTAATGAGAGATATGGATGGAAACGAATATTATCTAAACTAA